GGCACTAATCATTAGTGATTAGTAATTGCAGGGGTCAAAAATGCCGTTTTTCCCTTATTTCATGCGGGTTTCAGCGTTTTTTTGTAGGACACTTCCCCCTCTTTTCAGGACACTTCCCCCCGTTTTTGCGGACACTTCCCCCTCTTTTTCAGGACACTTCCCCCTCTTTTTCAGACGGTTCATTTGCGGGGTTTATACTGTCCGTTGCGTCCCTTGTGTTTGAATGTCCAGTCCATGTCAAGTGTGGTCATGGTCGGAATCACGGTGTCAAACGTCAGTCCGCAGAAATATTGTTCAGCATCCGTCCGTGTGTGAATCAGTTTGTATGCCTTTTCAAACGCCCTGCGCAGTGCCTTGTTTTTGTCACTGTCGCTTGCGTATGACTGGACACGTCCACGCAGCAACGGGCAGTCATTCAGGATGTTTCGGAATCGGTCATGATAACTGACCGTATCAGGTGCTACGTTTCGGATGTTCTTTTTATTCCAGGCTTTCACGTCAGGGACAAAACCACGCTGCAACATTCGGTTTGTCAGCACTGTGACAATTTCAACGGCAGGTTTGTTCCGTTCGGACACAATCACGCTGTGAATCAGCATATTATGAAACGGTTTGTCATAGGACAGCAATTCACCTGCCTTTGTCGTGCGTTCCACCTTGTTTTTCAGTCCCAGTGATTCAAACAGGTGCATGATGTACGGCACAGCGAATGTCAACGTCTGATTGTTTGCATCAATCTTTATCAGGGAAAAAACCTTTGCTGCGGTTCCTTCCTTTTCCATAATCCCCCACAGGTCACGGAATGAATTGATTTTTTTCATTATGTCAGGCGCATTGCCCTTGCCTGCTTCAATTCCCATTTCACGGAAAAATGCGGGAATGTAGACTGTGACTGTGTTTGCGTCAGACGTTTGCGCTGCGTTGAATGCTGCCGTGTAAAACTGGACTAACAACGGAAAATCAATGTCCGCAATGTCAGTGTACTTGCCTTTGACGTTCTGTTTCAGCACGCCTGCAAACTGTTTGTCGTATGTGATAATGCCGTTCGGGTCAATTTGCAGTTTGTCGAATGCGCCAGGTTTCACAATAGCAACATACGCAGTTTTGTTCCGTTCTGCGGTCAGTGCGTGCATATAGTCTTTGTCTGAAATGTGGCGTTGATAGAATCCCGCAGACACAATCTGACCTGCCTTTTTTGCCCTGGCAACGGTGTTCTGCTTTTTGCCTTTGCGGTTCACAGGTTCCGTGCTGTGGTATTCATCAATGACCTGTTCAAACGCATCACACGCATGATTGCCGTACAGTGTCGGTTCCATGTCCTGTGATTCTATCGTATAAACTGCCGTGTTCCGTGTCCGAATGAACAGTTTCTGCATATCCTTTTCAGGAATCCCCGCAGTCAATGTGACGTAACCTGTCGCAATGGTTCCGTCCGCCTGCGGCGTGTCCTGTTCGGGGTAGCATTCAATCAGAAATTGTCTGATTGTGTCTGCCGTGAATCGGTCACGGACTTTGCGTTTCAAACTGTCTGGCAGTTCATCATACGGAATGCGGGGCAATGAATCCCAGTATGTCCCCGCCGCATCTGCATTATACTTCCCGTCTGGCAGTGCCTTTGTCCTTTCATATTCATCATGTACGGCGTTCAATGCCGCCTTTATGTCTTTTATTTTCATGGTTTCACCTGCTTTCGCAGCGTCTATGTTCAGGTATTGTCAGACTTTAACATAGAATACAGACTGCGTGTGTAATATGTTCCGTGTGTATGGTATGCGTCAAATATTCCATATATACGGAATATAAAACACATTCTGAATATGTCATTTATTCGGACTGTCTGCCGTGTTCAGTATGTCCACGGTCTGCGTCCATTCGGGGTGTCGTTCCATATCTTCCAGAACGATTCTGGACAAATAGGCGTTCATGTCAGTGCGGTTCCGCCATGCCATTTCCTGCAAATACGCCTTGCATTCAATCGGCAGTTTCGCATTGAATCTGTACGTTTCGCCAGGCTTTTTCCGTGCCGTGCGTCCGTCCACCTTTTCCGCAGGCGGGGCATCCTGTGACGCAGACTGAATCAGTCCGCCAGAATAGGGATTGTTTGCAACGCTGCCTGTGAAATTCTTCTTTGTGTTTGCCATAGTGTTTGACCTTCCTTTCAAATTAGTTCCATTTCACGGAACAATGATTCATAATCTTTCGCAGGGTTGCTGTTCGGGGCAAATTCAAACAACGACTGCTGCAATGACTGTGCCTGTTCAACTGCCACACCTTCACGAATGAATGTGTCAAACAGGCGTGTTCCCATTTCCGCCGCCAGGCTTGCGACTGTTTCCCGCATATCCTTTGCCAGGGTCTGCCGTGCCTTGTAACGGGTCAGGACTATTCCTGCGACTGTCAATGACGGATTGCAATATTTCTGCACCTGTCCGATTGTTTCACGCATCTGATACAATCCCATGACGGAAAAACTGTTCGCCTGCATCGGTAGCAACACTGTGTCACTGGCGGTCAGTGCGTTTATCAATAGACTGTTCAGGTCAGGTTGCGTGTCAATCACAATCAGGTCATAACTGTTCGCCAGGGGTTCCAGTGCCTTTTTCATGATAAAGTCCCGTCCTGGCTTGCCTGCAATCGCCGTTTCTGCCGTTGCCAGGTTCAGACCTGCTGCAATCAACGGCACCTGTTCTGTGTCCTGGATAACGTCTGCGGCATCCATTCCGCCAGTCAGAACGTCATACAGTCCACGTCCTGCGGCATTTCCCTTCAATGCAAACGTGAAATTTGCCTGCGGGTCACTGTCGATTGCCAGAACAGACCGTCCGTGCATCCTGGCATAATTGACCATTGCCGCCGCTGTGGACGTTTTCGCCGTTCCGCCTTTTCCGAATGCAACTGTCACAATCATATATGTTCACCTTCCTTTCCGTCTGTCAGTGATTCAGGATAAATCCGCCACACGCCAGACAATTTTTTTCCCTTCAACGTGCCGTCATTCAGTCTGGCACGCACGGTGTTGATGTGAACGCCTAACAGTTCCGCAGCCTGTCCGACTGTGAAATAGTTCTGTTCTGGCACGGCATCCGCCGTCATAGACTTTCGGGGTCTGCCGCCTGGATGTTTCTTTGTCATTCATGCACCTTCCTTTCATACTGTGGCAGTCTGCATTGACGCTGCCTGCAATACGGGCATCAATGCCATAATCTGCGCTGTGGTCATGCTGCGTAACAGATTCTGCGCCTGTTCCGCTGCGGACTGTTCTTTGTGCATCAGAATGTCACACACGGTCTGTTCCGAATGGAAATTCTGATTTTCCATGTCGTGCAAATAGTTCTGTTCCGTAGTGCTGAAATTCTTATGACGCAACAACGCCTGCACCTGGCGGGGTGGCATTCCGTGTCTGGCAGCAATCGTGCCGCAGGTATGCCGTGCGGAATGCGGGGTCAGTCTGTGACTGTCGAATCCTGCATCTTTTATCCGCTGTTTCAGGAATCTTGAAATTGACGGTTCAGACAATGCCTGTTCATTGTTCCGATTGCCAGTGCCTGCGAACAACGCTGCATCACCTGTCCTGTGTGTGCGGGTGTCCAGGTATTCCATGATAGCGCAGAACACTTCCTGCGGCACTTCAACGGATTCTTTTTCATCCCTGCCCTTTCCCAGAATCCACAGTTTGTGAATGCTGTTTCGGGTTTCCAGGTCAGCAATGGTCGCACGCTGCATTTCAATTATTCGCAGACCTGCCGTGAACGTCAGGAACAACATTGCATAGTCACGTTTTCCCGCAGGTGTCGTGCGGTCAATGCTGTTCAGGATTGTTTCTGCTTCACTTTCGGTGAATGCGTCACGTTTCTTCCCTGTTCCGACTTTGGCACCTTTGATGTTGTCAGCGATATTCGGATATAATTTTTCATCCGCAGTCCAACGGAAAAACATTTTGACGCTGCGCAGGTATCTTGCCTGTGTTCCTGCTGAAAACTGGATTGTCTGACCTTTGCTGCCGTCACGCATCCTGCGGGGATGTGGCGTTGCTAAATAGGACTTATAATTCAGAATGTCCGTGCGCTGCGGGTTCACAACGCCTGTTTCGTGCATCCAGTCAATAAAATGAATCAGACACGTTTTGTATGATTTCATCGTGATTTCGTCCACGTCCACAAACGCAATGAAACGGTGCATCATGTCATTGACGTTCGCATTCTGGACGGTCAGTTCCTGTGACTGTTCCAGTGTGATAATTTCGTTCATGGTCTGTCCTTCCTTTCCTTTACTTCTGGCACTGTCTGCCGTATAATAAAGGCGCAGACAATGTTCTGTGTGTGTCAGGCAGTGCGGTTCATTTGACGGTGGACGTGCTGCCTGTTTCCGTTCCAGAATAGCAATGTACTATTCCTATTTTCAATTATACAGTTTTTGTTGTCGTATGTCAAGGGGTTTGAAACACATTCTGCAAATTTCGTGCGTTTCATGCGTTCAATAACAAAGTAGGCATAGACTTTAACATAGAATGCCAGGAACAGACCGTCTGTGTCGGACACACGGAACACGGACTGCACCTGCCGTGAAAATGACCGCACAGAATCGTTTCTGCGGCGTTTTTCTGGGTCAGGTAATATAAATTATCGTCTGGACAGTAAAAACGATTTTAGGGGCATTCTGGCGTGTTGTAGGGGCATCCGCAAAATAAAAGCGGAATGCCAGTGTCAGCATCCCGCCTTTTTCGGTTCCGAATCGGTATGAATCAGAAATTTTCAACGATTTCTGCGGTCAGTTCATCCCAGTGCGGAATCATTGCCAGGTTGTTCGTTGTACGTTTCAGGCAGTCCGCCAGAACGTCAAATTTCTGCATTGTGTCTGCGCCAGAAATGGAATGTGCCGCCAGTTCAACATGACGCAGGGTCTGGAATTTCGGGTCTTGCCTGTCCAGTTTTTCCGCAGCACGTCCCGCAGCATCAGCAACGACACGGCACATGGTTTTATTGCCTGCCGCTGCGAATTTGTCATACATGGTCACATAGTCCGCAGGTTTCATCATGGTTTCACGTTCCAGGACTTTCATTGCGTTGTTGTCCAGTTCGTCAGGATTGACAGCAAACACACGGTCACAGTCTGCCGCCAGTGCCTGCCGCAGTTCCTGGACACGCTGCATGGTTTGTCCTGGCAGTTCACGTTTGATTTTATTGAATGCGTCCTGCTGCCGCATCAATTCCGCCTGTGCCGTCATGCGGTCAGGTTCATTCTTTGCACGCTGCACGTCCTGTTCCGCTGCTTTCACCTTCTTTTCAGCAACGGACACAGCCTGCATGAAGTCCCGTGCCAGATTGTCCATGTCTTTTCCGTAATGGTTTAATTCACTCATTTTCAAATACCTTCCTTTCCGTCAACTGCTGCACTGAATCCGTCCATGTCTGCCACGCCTAACAGGTCAGAAAAACACTGTTCCTTTGTTTCAAACAACTTGCGTTTCGCAAGGGGACGTTCATTGCCAGTCAGTCCATAATTGATTTCATGGTGACGCTGCGCAACACGGGCAGCACGGGCAGTGTCAAACTGCATGAAGTCTTTCAAACTTTCCTTTGCGCCCTGCAAATGACCGTTCACAACGGACACAGGCAGTCCGTCACTGGCAGCATACTTCATGTAATTGTGACCGATAAAACCGAATTTGCGTGCCGTTTCCTGCACAATCGCAAGGCACTGTTCCGAATGCAGGGACTTTGCTATGCGGTCAAGTTCGGGTTCCGTGATGTTTTCACGCATCTTCATTGCAGAAATGATGTTCAGTTCGTCTGTGGTAGGCGCAGGAATCCCCCGTCTGTTGTTCACTTCATCCATTGCCGCCAGTGCATCAAACATTTCTTTTCCGTATTCCTGGCGCAAGGAATCCAGTTTGAATTTCTGCGCATCCGCAGCTTTTTTCGATTCTTCATCGTAAAATTCACTGCCTTTGTGCTTTTCCAGTTCCTGCATCTTGCGTTCATACGCAGTCACGGTCGCTGCACGGTCATTCTGGAAATTCAATGCCGCCTTGTAAAATCGTTCTGTGTTCGTCATATTAAAGTCCCGTCCTTTCTTTGAATTGAATCAATGCGTTTCCGCCCAGTTCTGCCAGGTCATTGACAGTCAACCTGCCGTGACCGTCTGCATATAGGTTGTTCAGGTTCACAACGTCCTGTCTGCTGCGTCCTGCAACAACGGTTCCATATCCGCCGCCGCCTGGAATAGGTTCACAGCGCAGAAAATAGCGGTCTGCATTCTGTGTGTTGGTTACAACGTAGTAATTCATCAATCAACCGTCCTTTCATGGTCTGCGTTCTTGAATACTGCCGTCATGATTTCTGACAGCATCCGTTCAGGCGCAGAATCTTTCGGCATAGTTTCCCGCACTGCTGCTATTCCCTGCAACGCCTGGCAGATTTCGTCTGTGGTACAGTCTGCGACTGCATCCGCCAGTGTGTCCGCCGTTCTATCACGGTTCCTGGCGTTCAAATACAGACCGTCTGCCACAAAGTCAATGCAGAACAACGGCGCATGGTTCATGTGGTCTTTGAACAATTCCCGTTCCGTGTCCAACATTTCCCCGAATGCAGGCAGAATCTGTCTGTTCCAGGTCTGACCGTCAATTTTCGCCAGACAGTGCGGGCATTTTCTGGCATTGTCACTGTGAATGTCCCTGTGGTAAACGTCCCACGTTCCGCCGCAGGAATCACAATAGATTTTCAAAAATCCCATGTCATGCACCTTCCTTTTCATCAATTCTGCGGATTGCCTGGACAGCATCTGCAATCTGTTCACGGGTCAGAATATCCCCCCGAATGTAACGCAGGACGTTTGTTGCCGTTTCCAGTGTGTCAAACCTTGCCAGTTCTTCAAACACATTGTCTTTGCGTCCTGTGTCGTAACATATCGCATACACTGTGTGTTTGCCGTGTGCGCCTATATTATGACGTTGAATCATCATGTCCGTTCACTTCCTTTCTGTTCAGATTTTCAAGTTCCTTTTCGGCATCTTCCCGTGTGTCACAGGTCGTGACGTGTTCCCGACTGTAACCGTTGCCGTAGTCCTTCAAATAATAGATTTCATACGTTCCGAATCCTGTTTTTCGCATCCGATATTTCAATACAAAGTCACTTCCTTTCTATGGTAAAGTCTGCGGGGACTTTGATATTACGCAGAATATTTCGCAGAATTTATCATCCTGTCGCAGGCGTAGCGGCAGCAATCGACTAAATGATTGTTTACGTCTGGCACGTCCGCCAGAAATTCCCCGTCCTTTGTGGTCATGTATTCGTATTCCGAAAATTCACGCCAGGCATTCGGCGTTCTGGCAGGGTCAATCACAATGTGTCGTGACTGTAACCAACGAATGCCATAAATCACGCTGCCAGGATATTTCTTGCACGGAATCACCTTCAATCCCTGCTTGCACAGGTCTGAAATGCTTTTCGGTTCCGCAGAATCCGCAACAATGGTCTGTTTTTCTGCGTAAACGTCCGAAAACATACTTGCGGAATATCTGCCCGTCAGGTGATAGCCTTTTTCCTTTATCATGTCCGCAATCTGCGTGTTGCTGCATCCCCGTTTATACATTTCATCAATGAAATATATTGTTTCCGTCTTGTGGTCATACGCCAGGCGCAGGAATGCGAACGGGTCAACGCTGAATCCCCAGTCCAGACCACAGAACACATAATCCATGCCGTTGATTTCATCGTCTGTGATTGTCCGTGCTTCAATGTTCGGGAATACTTCCCCGCCTGTGCCTGTCGGTTCGCCCAGGTATTCATGACGGTATGCCTGCGGATTGATTTTTTCCAGGCGTTCCGCTTCTTCAATGAAGTTTTCGCCTAACCATTCAGGCGGAATGTCTTTGTATGTCGTGCGGAACACAACTGCCCGTTCGTCTGGAATCAGAATGTATTTGTTCGCCCACGAATTGACCGACAACGGCGGATTGAATGAATTAAAAATCCGAAAATCAGTGCCGCCACGGACAACGGATTGCATCACACTTCTGACCATGTTTGCGCCTGTCAGTTCGGAAAATTCTTCAAACCACACGAATTTGAATATCCCGTGACGTGGTTTTATGGACTTCAATTTGCCTGCATCATCCAGTCCACGGAACACAATTTGTTGCCCTGTCGGAATGAATGTGTATGCCAGGGGTGACACGCTGCCACGCCACAGGTGCGACACGTTCAATTCATCAATCGCCCAGGCAATTTGACTGAATACGGATTCACGCATTGTGTTTGCCGTCCTGCGGAACACGATTGCATTTGCGTTCGGGTCATTCATCATGCCGTCCACGATTTCCAGTGAAACAAAACTGCTTTTGCCGCTGCCACGTCCGCCAGGTAAATGAAATATTGTGTGCGTGCCAGTCACAACGTCACTGTGTATGTCGTGATAGCACGGTGCCACACAGTCCAGGACAGACACACGGGGCAGGTCTGCTGCCTGTCGTGCCTTTGAATAGTCCCGCACACGTTGTTTCAGTCTGTCATAATACATGGTCAATCATCCCCGTTCAGCATCCGCAGAATGTCGTTAAATTCAGTCAGGCGCAGTCCGTATTCCAACAATGACCGTGCCGCAGAAATTCTGCTGCCTGTGCTTTCGTTTTCGTCCTTCACAATGGAATCCAGGACGGAAATTGCAGGTGACAACGATTTCTGCACCTGGCGTGTTGCGTCAGTCACTAACTGTCCGAATGCCTTTGCATATTCGCTTTGAAATTCGGGGTCTGACAGATAATTGCGCAGCGTGCGTGTGGTAATGCCTGCCGCCTTTGCTGCCGCATCCCGTGTCGGTTCAGTCAACAACGCCTGCAATGCCTTGTGTTGTGTCTGTGACAGCATCATTCATCCCCCTTTCCGTTTTCTTCCGATATTTTCCCGTCAGAATCGGTCTGTGCTGCCTTATGTTCCCAGTAACGGCGCACATATTCTTTGTGTTTTTCTTTGTTTTCGGCATACCATTTGCGGCGGTATGCGTTCCGTGCGTCTTTCGCAGACGGTGACAGTTCCTGTCCTGTTTTCGTCATTTATCACACTTCCTTTCATGTCCGCACAATCGCAGTGTTCGCCAGGGTCAAGAAATGCGCCACACTGCGGACACACTTTGTAATATGGTCTGTTCGCCATTCCTTCACCTTCCTTTGTGTTTCGTGTGTCTGGAATATACAGAATACTATTCGTATTCCTAACACTAATTATATCACTAATGCGTTGAAAATTCAAGATATATCGTGTGTATGGTATATTTTCAATGTTGCCGTGTGTGCGGTCTGCGTTTTCTTTTCCGCAGGGTCTTTGTTGAAGTCCGAACAGACTTTAACATAGAATAGGCATGAAAAAAGCGGGTTCCCGTTCAGGGTTCCCGCCTGTTCATGGTCACAGTCTGACCGTCACAGTCTTGCTATTTCGTTTTCTTCTTCATCATCATCAAACGGTGTCCGTTCGTCAGACGGATTATAATATGCACGTACAGTCTTTTTCGGCTTGTCAACGGGAATGAACACGTTGTCTGCGGCATTGAAGTTCAACCACAGTGTGCCGCCAGGTTCCGCAGTCCTGTGTTTCAAAACCTGGACTAACATTTCACGTTCGCCGTTCGCATTTCCCTTTTGCAAATATGCCATGTGGTCAGGATTGTTCGCATTCGCCTTTTCATTCGTGTGCTGCATCCCGTTTTCATCAATGAATGTCAGTTCCTTTTTCATGTGCAACGCACGGTAATTCAGGGAAATTTGATAGTCTGCCGTGTATTCAATAGCGGACGAATCACGTCCAGAATCCATTGAAATTCTGCCGCTGCTGTTCGCATTCCTGTTGTTGGCACTGATAGCAAAAATGAATGTGTCATACTTTATCGCATAGTCTTTCAGCGCAGCAACAACGCCTTTGATTAGTTCTGTCGCATCCTGTCCAGGCTTGCCAGTCACTAAATGCAGATAGTCCAGAACGCACACAGGCGCACGCCTGCCGTCCTTCTTTGCCTGTTCCGCAGCATTGTTCAGGTAATTGATAATTGCGTCAATGTCTGTCGTGCATCCTGGCGGATTATAACGCAGGTGCGGTTCAATCCGTCTGCGGTATTCGTCCGCAGCATCCTTCACAAACTGTTTCTGCGGTTCCGTCCAGGCATAACCTTTCATGATTTCCGCTGCCGTCATTTTGTGACCTTGCCTGTGGCAGATTCTGGACAGACTGCGTGCAAATAACTGTTCCCGTGACATTTCCAGATTCAGGAACACAACGTCTGTTCCGTTCATCGCTGCTGTTTCAAATATCTGTGACGCAAGGGATGTTTTACCTGTTCCAGGTGCCGCAGACAGAATCACAAGTGATTGCCTTGTAATGCCGCCGCCTAACAGTCTATCAAACGCAGGCATTCCCGTTTCAATCGGTTTGAATGCGTCCGTCTGTATCTTTTCCATGAACGCATCAAACGCCTTTTCTGGCGGTTCCTGCGGCGTTTCTGGCTGTGGTATAGGTATTTCATCACCTGTGCCATTTCCGCCCGTCACAGGCTGTTTCTGGACGTTCTGGCGGGGTTCATATACGTTTGAACACTGACTGATTGCCTTTTGAATCGTAATTTGTCCGTATGTCGTGCCAGATTGCCGCCTGTCCCATTTTTCACGCATCAATCCAGACTGGCGGAACAGTGCGTCCATGCGGTCAGCATCCTTTTGTGTCCAGAATGCCAGGGAATTACACAACGCTGCATCCGCTTCACTTTGTGACGGATAACCTGCCGTGTCCCCGTTCCACAGCGCAGAAAACCTGCTGCCGTTCGCTGCGTTCATTGCCTTGTCTATCAATTCACGGTCAGTCAACGTCAACGGTGCTGCGGGAATCTGCGGCGCAGACTGTGACTGTTCAGGACGCTTCATGTATTTTTCAATCACAGTGCGCAGACGGTCTGACCGTTCCACAATGTCCCGTGTCTGGCATCCAGGCAGAACGTCCCCTGTGACCGTCAGGAATCGTTTTGTCATGCCTGCAACGTAAATTTCAATGCCGCTGTTGCTGTTTTTGATGTAATATTTCGCCGTGTCATAGGTCATGCCTGGCGCATCAAACAGAATCCGCAGTCCAGTTCCAGACGGTGAAATTTCGGTGTATGCGTCCATGATTGCCACAATGTCCGCAGCATCGGCAGACAACTTCCCGTCCGTGATACAATGGTCAATGTCAATCCCCGTCAGGGTTCCGAACACGCCTATTCCCAGACCGTCATAATTCTGCATGACTGCTGCTGCATCCGCCAGGGTTCCGAATGTGTCAGGATTGTTTGACATAGCATTTCCGCCAGTGTGCGGATTTTTCGGCAGTTTCGTTCTGCGTCCGTCTGGCGTTGTTTCATACTGCCACACGCAAAATCTGGCAGTCCGCTTCAACTTTTCAGGTAAATTTTCAATCTTTGTCATGCTTTCATCCTTTCAGTTCGTGTGATATACTGAAAAGGCAGACGGCGCAATGCCGTTCAGGGTGTCGCAGGAATCTTGTTTTGACGGACAGTTCCTGCGGCATTTTCCTTTTCATGGTCTTATTATAGGACACACGGCGGCGGGTCACAATCCCGCCGTCCTGTGGCACTAATCATTAGTGATTAGTAATTGCAGGGGTCAAAAATGCCGTTTTTCCCTTATTTCATGCGGGTTTCAGCGTTTTTTTGTAGGACACTTCCCCCTCTTTTCAGGACACTTCCCCCCGTTTTT